CAGCGCCCGACCAACATCGGCGGCGATGAGAACCTGCTGCGCGGCCTGTCCGCGGGCAGCGCGCCGTGGGTGTGGATGATCGGCGATGACGACCGGGTGCTGCCCGGCGCCGTGGCCGACGTCCTCGAGGCGCTCGAGCACGACGACATCGACCGGCTGATCCTGATGTCCCCTGACGCACCCTCGGGCGCGGCGGGGATGCTCGGCAGCCCGGCCGACCTGGAGCGGGCGCAGCCCGGCCTACTGGTCGCCTCGACGCTCATCACGGCCAACGTGGTGCGCCGCTCGGTGCTCGACCTGGACCTCGGCCGCGAGCGCATCGGCACGATGTACGGCTGGGCATGGGCGCACACACCTTGCCGCCGCGTGAAGGTGCTCGCCTCGCCCGCGTTCGTCGCAGGCAGCGACCACGCGGGGGAGTACGCCGCGCAGGCGGGATTCACGGGCGACCCGGTGACCATCTGGACCGACCTGCTGACGCAGGGCTACGACGTGGTGCCGACCCCGGCATCGTTCTCGTGGAACCACCTAAGCGTGCCGGCATGATCGTCGCGGTTACCGGAGCCTCGGGCCACCTCGGCGGCTACGTCGTCCCGCACCTGCGTGCAGCGGGCCATGAGGTCATCCCGGTAGCGCGCACCGTGCCGCTCGGGATGCACGCCGACGTGATGCTGCACCTCGCCGGTCCCCGTGACTGGCGGGACGAGGCGCAGGTGCGGGCGCTGGAGTCCTTCAACCGCCAGGTGATCCTCTGGCGCACCGAGCATCCCCGCGCCCGCGTGATCGCCGCCGGATCGTGGTGGCAGTACGCGGGACCGGAGGCCGAGGCGCTGTCCTACACGCGCATGAAGGCGCACCAGCAGTCGTGGGCCGACGTGACCGTGGTCCTGTTCTCCATCTACGGCGACCGGGCGCAGGAGGGTCGCGGTTTCGTGCCGCACCTCATCGACGCGGTGCGATCCGGCGTCACCCTGCCGGAGGCTGGCCGGGAGCTCCGCGAGTGGCTGCACGCCGAGGACGCGGCCCGGGCGATGGAGGCCGCGCTGACGGCCCCTAGCGGGGTCTACGAGGCCGCGTCATGGTGCGTCTACTCTCCGGCCGCGCTCGCGGTTGCGTGCGGCCAGGGGTACCTCCCTGCCCGCTCTGAGCACCCTTCCGCGCATCCCCTCCACCGCTACCGCAGCGTGCCCGGCTGGGCTGCCCGAGTAGACGTCCTGACCCACATCCGCAACACCTTGGCACGGGAGGCCGCGTGAGCATCACGAATGGGTACGCGACCCTGAACGACGTCAAGGCCGCCCTGCACGTCGGCCCGGCGGTGACGGCCGACGACGCCCTCATCGAGCTTGCCATCGAGTCGGCGTCCCGGCTGATCGACGAGGACTGCGGGCGGGTGTTCTATGCCTCCGGCACCGGGGTCACCCGCGCCTACGCGCCGCGCGACTGGATGCGGGTGGACACCGACGACCTCATCTCCATCTCGGCCATCGACGTCGACACCGACCACGACGGGGTGTATGAGACCTCGTGGGGGACGGCCGACTACCGCACCGCGCCGGCCAACGGCATCAGCGGCGGCCGGGCGTGGCCGACGACCTCCATCCTCGCCATCGCCGACAAGCGGTTCTACCCGTACGGGCACGAGCTGACGGTGCGGGTCACCGGCAACTACGGCTTCGGCACGGCGGTCCCGGCGGCGATCAAGCAGGCCACGGTCCTCCAGGCGTCCCGCATCTACAAGCGCAACGACTCCCCGCTCGGCGTCGCGGGCTTCGGCGACATGGGCGCGGTTCGCGTGTCCCGCACGGACCCGGACGTGTTCGCGCTGGTCAAGGGCTACCGCCGCAACCCGATTGCGGTCGGATGACGGTCTCGACGATCCGCGACGGGATCAAGACGCGGCTGGCGACCATCTCGGGGCTGAACACCTACGACACGGTGCCCGACAACCCCATGGTCCCGTTCGCCGCCGTCCTGCCCACCGGCATCGAGTACGACGCGGCGATGGCCGACGGGGCGCACGCCTACCGCTTCGGCATCCTCGTCGCCGTCCACCGGGCGTCGGAGGGCGTGGCGCAGGACGCGCTCGACGCCTACTGCGACGCGACCGGCACGAAGTCGATCCGAGCCGCGATCAACGGCGACCGGACACTGGCGGGCGAGGTGTTCTCCTGCCGGGTGACCGAGATGCGGAACTACTCGCAGCTCCCCATCGGCGAGACCACCTACCTCGGCGCCGAGTTCGTGGTCGAGGTCTACGCGGCCTGACCGCCCCACCATCTCCCGACGTGTAGCCGCGTCGGGCTTCCTGCGCACCTCCCTCCACCCGCGGAACGAAGGAGCCCACAGTGGCTAAGTTCGTGTACCTCAATCCCAAGATCACCCTCAACGGCACGGCCAACGACGTGTCTTCAGCGGTGCGTCAGGTCGTCCTCGACATCAACGCCGCCGAGGTCGAGACCACCAACTTCGGCTCGTCCGGCTGGGTCGAGATGACCGGCGGCCTGAAGTCGGGCAGCGTCCAGATCGACTTCCTCGACGACGTGGCCGCATCGGCCATCGACTCGACGATCTGGGGGCTGTTCGGCGGCACCGCCGCCATCACGATCCGCCCCGGCGGCACGGCGGCCATCGGCACGTCGAACCCCGAGTACAGCGGCACGGTGCTGGTCAACCAGACCACCACGGGCGGCGCGGTCGGCGACCTGGCCACCAAGTCGGTCACGTGGCCGACGACCGGGGCCGTGGCTCGCGCCACCGCCTAGCACCAGCCCCCAACCTGCGACGAAGGGTCCTGCGATGTTCAACCCTGTCACGTTCCGCGTGGATGGCGAGTCCGGCCCGGTGGAGGTCACCTGCACCGGGCTGGACTACGCCGCCTACGAATCGGCGTACTCCCGGCCCTTCTGGCGGGACCTCGCCGAGGGGACGTACACCTGTCAGGCGTATGTCGTCTGGCACGCGATGAAGCGCAAGGGGCTGACGGACCTGGAGTTCGACGGCTTCCTCGACACCTCGCCGCAGTTCTCGTCCCGCAAGGACGACGGCGACGAGGCCGGGGGGGTCGACCCGGTGGTCCCTTTGGAGGGGACGACAACGTCCACTTCGTGACGTGTCATCTCGCCTACGAGTACCACATCCCGCCGTCCGCGGTCCTCGCTGAGGACCCACGGATGCAGGTCACGATGATGCGCTACCTGCGCTGGCGGGGCGCGCAGATGCGGAGTCAGTGATGGCGACGACACGCTGGAAGGTTGAGGTGACCGGGCTCCGTCAGGTGCTCGACGCCCTGGCCGAGACCGACAAGCGTGCGGTGCGCGTCATCACCAAGGAAATCACCGAGGCGGGCAAGGGCGTGGCCGCAGCCGCAGCGGGCCGCGTGTCGGGCCAGCCGCTCTCAGGCTGGGGTGCGTGGATGTCCGGTAGCCGTGACCTGTCCTTCGACACGGGCGCGGTGCGCGCAGGGTACAAGCTGCGCCGCAACAACTTCCGGCGTCGCGGCGTGTCCGCGGGCGCTGGCTGGGACGTGTACCAGACGACCCCCGGCGGCGCCGTCTTCGAGATTCTCGGCAGCGGCTCCAGCGCGTTCGTGCGCAACGTCGCCGACAGGTTCCCCGGCCGCCAGCCGCGCACGCTGCTGCCGGCCTACTACGACGTGATGACGCCGGAGCAGGTCGAGCGTATCCGCGACACGATCACCAACGAGGCACGGAAGGCGGGGCTTGTCTGATGGCTGCCAAGGGTGCCCGCGTCCACATTTACGGCGACTGGGACGGCGCGGGCGTCAAGAGGGCGCAGGCCGACCTCTCGGGTTTCCAGCGGCAGGCGCAGGGCTTCGGTGGCGCGATCTCCAAGTCCATGCTCGGCGTCGGCGCCGCGTTCGGTGGCGCGTTCGCCATCGGCAACCTCGTCGGCAACGCCATCGACTTCCTCCAGGACGCGGCGAAGGCCGCGGTCGAGGACCAGAAGTCGGTTGTCGCGCTGTCCAAGGCGCTGGACAATCTCGGACTGGCGCACTCGCAGCCCGCCGTCGAGAAGTTCATCGGCGAACTCCAGATGGCGACGGGTGTCGCCGACGATCAGTTGCGCCCCGCGTACCAGAAGCTCGTCACCGCGACCGGTGACGTGAGTGAGGCGCAGGACCTCCTCAACCTGTCGATGGACATCTCGGCCGCCACCGGCAAGGACCTTGCCTCGGTGTCGCAGGCCATGTCCCGCGCATCCCTCGGCCAGGTATCGGCGCTCACCCGACTCGGCATCCCCCTTGACCAGAACATCATCAAGTCCAAGGACTTCGCCGCAGCGCAGGACGTCCTCACGCAGAAGTTCGGCGGGCAGGCCGCCGCCGCTGCGGAGACCTACGCCGGCAAGGTGGCGCGGCTGAGCACCGCCGTGGACGAGGCGAAGGAGACCATCGGCTACGCGCTGGTCGGCGCCCTCGACGATGCCGCGACGTCCTTCGGCGGACCGGACGGCTTCATCCCCTACGTCGAAGCCAGCGCCGAGGCCGTCGCCACCTTCATCACGGGCCTCGGTGTCGGCACGCAGGCTGTCATTGACTTCCTCAATGCGGCCACGCCGGAGGAGTCCGACGGCGGCTTCATTCAGACGTTCCTCGACTGGGCGCCTCGCGTCATCGGAATGGTGCCGGGCCTGGGTCAGGTCGCAACCGTCCTACTGGCGGTCGGCGGCGAGGTGTTCAACCTCGGCCAGGAGTCGATTGCCACCTCTGAGCAGATGACCGCACTGGCCGAGTCGGCCAACGGCGGCGACGTGGCGATGGGCAAGGCAGCCATCGGCATGGGTCGCGTGGCGACCGCCGCCTACGAGGCAACCGTCGACATGGAGATGCTCAAGGAGGAGGTCAAGGGCTTCCTCGGGCTCATCTCCGCGTCGCAGTCGCTCGACGACTTCCGCAAGAAGCTGGCCGACCTCGACGTGACACTGGACGGCAACAAGACCTCATTCCGCGGCATGTCCGACGCCGCGAAGGAGAACCGCGACGTGCTTCGCGAGGCGCTCGGCGACGCGGCCCGGATCGTTCAGTCGATGGTCGACGAGGGCAAGATCAGCGCGGGCGAGGCCGAGGCCACGTTCGCCGCGATGCGCCAGTCGATCATTGACGGCTTCGTGAACCAGGGCTTCAAGCCCGAGCAGATTCGCGCCTTCCTCGGCAGCCAGGAACTCTGGACCTCCCCGTTCGTCAGCACGATCACGACGGCGGGGACTGCGGCTGCGGAGGCCGGTTACGGGAGCGGCAGGGACGCTGGTCGCAACTTCGGCCGCGGGGTGGCTGCGGGCATTGAGTCCATGTCGTCAGCGGTGCAGGCCGAGGCTTCTCGCCTCACCGCGCTGGCTAACTCGTACCGGATCTCCGCATCCGTGGATGTCCCCGGCCGCGCCGCTGGCGGCCCGGTCTCGGGCGGTTCCGCGTACATCGTCGGCGAGCGCGGCCCCGAACTGTTCGTGCCGCAGGTGTCCGGCTCCATCGTGCCCAATCACAAGATGGGCGGCGGCGCCTCCGTGAACGTCACCGTGAACGCCGGTATGGGAACGGACGGCTACCAGGTCGGCCAGCAGGTCGTCGACGCGATCAAGAAGTACGAGCGCGTCGCCGGCCCCGTGTTCGCGGCGGCCTAGGTGTCGGCGCATCCTGCGACCACCGTCGCCATCGCCTTCGATACCTCGGCGATCAACCCGGACTTCTTCACGCTCGACGACCCGGTGAAGGGCGAGCTCGACAACGTCACCTACCTGCTGGCGGGCGACATCCTCCAGGACGTCACCGAGTACGTGCGGGCGGTGCAGATCAGCCGCGGCCGGTCCCGCGAGCTGGACCGCTACTCCACCGGGCAGGCATCGGTGGTCCTCGACAACCGCGACCGCCGCTTCGACCCGACGTCGGTCGGCTCCCCGTACCTCGGCCAGATTCGCCCCCGCAAGGCGCTGGAGGTCACGACCGGCGGCTACAAGCGCCTCGTCGGCAACGTGCAGGACTGGCAGTTCATGTTCGACGTGTCCGGCGACGCGACCGCGTCCGTCGTCGGTGTGGACGGCTTCGGCGTCCTCGCCCGCCAGACCCTCGACGACATCGCGGTGGGCACCGCTACCACCTCCGCACGGGTCGACGACATCCTCGACGCTGCCGGCGTGTCCTGGCCGTCAGCGCTGCGCGACATCGAGTCCGGCGGGGTGTCGCTGATCGCGGGCACCGCGACGGGTAATGCCCTGCAGTATCTCCAGGCGGTCGAGACCGCCGAGGCGGGCGACTTCTACATGAGCCGCGACGGGCTGGCGACGTGGCGCAACCGCTCGACGGCGTACACCGACACCGCGTACGACGCGGCCATCGCGTACGACGCCGCCGTCCCCTACGCCTACCCGCTGCCCGCGGTGACGGCCGACCTCATCCTCACCGACGAGGCCGACGACGGGTCAGGGACCTACTGCCCCTACATGACACTGGCGCTGGAGTTGGGCACCGATCAGCTCTACAACGAGGTCACCGTCACCCGCGGCACCGCGGCCGCGATCACCGTCACGGACACCGACTCGCAGGCCGCCTACGGCGTCGCCGCCCTGTCCGTCGATGGCGGGCAGTTGGTCGACGCGGCGGCGGGCACCGCGCTGGCGACCTACCTGCTCAACCGCTACCGGGAGCCGGTCGTGCGCGTGTCCGAGGTGTCGGTGGAACTTGCCGGGCTGCCCTCCTCGGTCCTCAACCGTGTCCTCGCGCTGGACCTCAACGACGTGCTGGACGTCCGGTTCCGTCCCGCGTACACGGGGGAGCGGGTCACCCGCCGCTCCATCGTCGAGGGCATCTCCGAGGAGATTCGGCCCGACCGGCACCGCATCACGTTCCGACTGTCCGGCGCACCCGGCAACTAGGGAGACACATGGCTGACTTCGTCGCGGGCGAGATTCTGAGCGCCGCGAACCTGAACGCTGCGCTGGAGAACCTGCAGGCCAACGACCAGTCCGGCGCCACCTACACCCTCGCCATCGGCGATGCGGGCGAGGTCGTGTCCTTCTCCAACTCCGGCAGCGCGGTCACCGTCACCGTCCCCCCGAACTCCTCCGTCGCGTTCGCCACCGGCGCCGTCATCGGGCTGTACGCCGCGTCGACCGCCGTCGTCACCGTCGCCGCCGGGTCCGGCGTCACGGTCAGCGCCTACGGGTCGGCGAACAAGATCGTCGGCCAGTACGCGATGGGCGTGCTGTGGAAGACCGGCACGAACGCCTGGACGCTGGGCGGCGCGGTGACGTCGTGAGTCGCCTCCTGCTGCTGTCCGCGATGGCGGCCACGCCGTTCGTCGATGCGACGGGCGGGACGATCACGACGCCGGGCGACGGCTACGGGCGCGTCGTCGAG